TTTCGAGTTCCAGAGGTGATAGATCTGGGATAGTCTTTTGAAAGATCCTATCACTAGACCCGCCAGCTGCTTCGATTTTTTGACAGTATTCACACCCATCAGCTGGCCATTGCCCGTCTAGCATAAGTTTACGAGCATTTAACTTTTCCGGAGTATTATGGAAGCTATCAAAATTTTCCGATGTTATTTTTGAAAAACTTGCCCGATGACAGGACGCAGTCTCTCCAGAATATAGCCATATCGTGCTCCAAGTCCATTTGAGTTGACAAGCAATACCTTGTGTAATAGGAAAATATTTTTTTTCCTTATCACTCATTAATAATCATCACCTTCATCGTCATCGTAATCGGCTTCTTCCGTTTCATCTTCACCTAGATATTCTGTCAGGGCACGTTTAAGGTAACTGTCAGTTCCACCAAATGCTTTGAGTTCACGTTCGGTGATATTCTGATCAGCTACTACACTGATCACATGGTCAGCGGCAGCCTGGCGATCTTTGGGTGCGATATATTCCTTACAAGTCATCCAAATTTCGCTAAGTGCATCTAATTCAACGTTCATTCTGCAATCTCCTCTGACATTTCTGGCGCTTCTGGTGCTGGACCATTGTCTAACAATTTAGCATTATTACTTATTTCTTTCATAACAATGTCTAAACAACCTTCTTCATTTGATTCCCATGCTTTACGGAACTGTTTGATCTCCTTACCATCGGCTGTGACGAATGCTAAACGGTTACCGTCTTTCTTCAGCAGACCTTTAGCTTCCATCATGTCAGTTAGGCCACTGTATGGGTTCATGCCTGTTTCATATGGAATCTTGATCTGCACACTTTCAAATGGTTTAGCATAACGAGTTTTCATGATCTTACATGCGGCACGGATACCTTTAACTTCACTGATCTTGTTACCATCTTCGTCTTCTTTTAGTTTAAGTTTACGCATAGCAACTACGATTGAACTAGCGTAGATAAAGCCTTGTCCACCACTGATCTTATCATCTGGGTCAAACATGTCCTGTGATGCATACGTATGGTTAGTAGCAACTAACCCAACGTTATGGCTACCAAACATATTTACACAATTACGCACAAGTGCTGTCAGTGCCTTAGGTTTACGACCCATGTCACCTTTCAAGTCACCTGCTTCAAATTGATTGATGTCAGTTGGTGTCAGCAACATACCTAAACTATCGATAACAAATAGAACTTTTGGACAATCTTCTTTAGGTAACGTCTTATACTCTTTCATGAACTCATGGATGGTTTTAGCCACGTCATCGATCATAGCTAGATTAAGTTTTAGTAACTTATCTTCACTAGTATCTACACCTAGATCATGTAACCATTTTTCATCTAAGGCATTTTCTGTATCGACTAAGATAACATAGATGCCATCTTTCTGTGCGTTGCGGATCAAGTTACCACTACAGATAAAACTTTTACCTGCGCCAGATTCACCTGCAAACACTGTAACCTTGCCTAGCGGAACACCTCTGTGGAAGTCACCGCTGATAAGATAGTTCAGGGTGTAGTTGCCTGTTGAAATCCAATCTGTAGGATCGTTAAATCCTGTGCTAAGTCCATCTATAGACTTAGTAATTGATTTTCTAAATTTTGATATATCGAATGGTTTTGCCATAATTTTTCCTCACTTTGTAAATATTATAGATTCTTTATTTGTATTAATCAACCTTTGTTTTGCTTCTTGACAATGTTTCCAACCATATTTAAATATAGTTGGTTCGTAAAGAAATATATTACTAATCCACACAGCACTATTATTTGGAAATTTAGGCGTGTTAAATAAATCTAAATGTTCAAATTTAACAGGAAACTCGTGCCATTGTTGCCAAAAATCCTTAATTGCTGGCGGTGGATTATATTCTCCACATACATGTTTATATTCAGGAACTGACGCTGGTAATTGGTTATGTTTGTGAAGCCATATCGCATGATCTAATTGTTTTAAATTTACATCATATACTGTGATCGATTCTAAATTGTCTAATCCAATCTGCCTTGCAAAATCTACAGTTTTCCATCCGCTAGCCAAGCCATATAAATGCTTAGGATTTTGTGTAAACTCAGTAAATGATTCTGTATTATCGAGATATACTAATTCTTTATTTCTTAAAATAGTTTTTAATAGATTTTCTATTATGTATAATTGTTTACTACCTTCAGGATATTTACAACGTTTAGAAAATCCCACATAAGTATCCTCATCAAATTTTATAATATTCTGTTTTGGTATAATTACTTTATCAGTGAGACTCTTATGATTATTCCTAAATGTTGTTGTTAAAAATGTGCCTGTGTTGAGGATTACAAACGTATCAACATCATTAACCAATCCCATAGCTTCATCCATAGTATCCACAACTACGCAGTCATCAAAAAAATCTATAGATTGATTTTTAGCATCAAAAAATAGTTTTGTTTCGGTGAATCTAAGTAAAGATTCATTTTTTCTATCATCAATTATAATAGCGATTCGCATAACTAGTCTCAATTAATTCATTTTTAACTGCTGTATGTAAAATTATATGTAAACGATCTTGATTACTATTATTATAAACAAAATGTTTATTACTTAGGTCCAGCATATAAGCATCACCAGGATTAAATGGAACTGTGCCATAATCTAAAAATCTAAACGTATTACCTTGTGGATTGTTTATAGCAACATTAATTTCACCAAGATGTTTTATATCTCTATCTACATGCGGTAAAATATATCCGCCTGCTTCTAATAACATAAATCTAATTCTACCTGTATTAGGTCCGATGATAAAATTATCTTTAATCCATTTCACAGTAATAGGACACTGCTCTGCGATTTCAGTCCAACTCAGATTGCCTTGTGATTGTTCTGTAGATGTAGCAGATGCTCCATATAATACAAGACTTTTCCATCCTTGGTTTTTATATTCTTTCATAAGAACATCATCGCTGCGATGCTCTACTGCAAGATCTTTTACCTGCGACCATTCTAAAAATATTTTATCTATGGGCACAGAGATATCTAATTTTAGGTAGGGTAACCCAGATGAATTGATTATCCAATCAGCTGCCGGTCTATGACGTAAAAAATATTCTATTAGTTTCATCTGCTAGATTTTTAAAAAATAAATGTCTGATTTTTGTAAGGTTAGTTTCATAATCTTTGAAATTTCCTAACGGCAATCTATAACCGTATGCTGTTATTTTGTGTTTATTGCACCAGCTAAAATACTCATGCGGTGGAAATACTTTTTGATATCTTGTTAAATTTATATCAACTTGTCCGCCGATATGCGTAAAATTATCTGTGTCTGAATTAATAACATTCTCATCATAATAATACCATTTATTATATGTGCTTCTTCCAAGATTTTGAAAATGTAATTCTAGTTGATATTGATCAAATGTTAATATATCTGATCCAAACTTATTAGGAATCTGCCATGGGTGTATGCTATGGTTAGTGTAACTTATTGTATGTGGATGTTCAATCTCATGCACATATATATTAATATCTTCCCATTGTTTTAATCTATTTATGGAAAGCATAAATTTGACCACAGTAGGATGTTTATGATGGATTTTAACCCAAGTTTCGTGTATCCTGTTTAAAACATTTTGATCTAAAAAATCACAGTTTTCAAATTTTGTTAAATCTAAAATATTAGCTTTTATTAAAAATGAATTTACTTCTTTTAGAGTGTTATTCAATTGCTCTACAATGGTTAGATCAGTTAAAGAGGTAGACTTTAATTTAAAATTATTTTTTTGAAAAGAATTTAGATTATCTAGCCAATATGATGCTAATTCGATACTATATACATCAATATCGATACTATCACCTGTGATTGACCAAACTAGTTTCATAAAGAAAGACAGGGGCCGAAGCCCCTATCAACCCAGACTATTATTGTGTCTTTTGACGATTGCGGATCATCGCAAGGATGTCTTCAGCTCTTGCTGTTCCACCTGCTGGGGGTGTTGCAACTGGTGCTGTAGGAGCCGCTGGTGTAGCTTCTGCGGCTGGTGCTGGTGTCGCTACCGCAGCTGGAGCATCGAACTCTTCATCAGCTGGTGCTGGTACACTTGTTGCTGGTGCAGATGCAGCTTCAGCTGTGACGATCGTTACGCCTCTTGGTTTGTAATATGCACCCCAACGATCTGCGTCATATGCTTGACCATCTACACTTGCTTCAAACATTTCTTTCATAACTTTAAGTTCAACTTCGCTTGGTTTCTTAGGTAAGAAATCTTTCAAGTTGTATAAGCCATGAGCGTCAATTGCCGCAGCTTCTTCTGCTGTTAGAGCAGATTCTTTGCGTGACCATTTACTAGTTGAGTAATCAGCATAACCACCTTTTGATGTTTTAGTAACTGTAAAGTCTAAACCACCTTGGTAGTCTGTTGGAAGGTTTTCTAGTTCTGGATCTAACAATGCCGCTTTAACTAGGTTAAAGATCTGTGGGCTAATGATAAATCTACGAATTGGATTTTCTGGTGTCTTGTCATCTGCAAGTGGATTCTCACGCACAAAACCTTGGAATAAGTAACTACGTTTCTTCCAATACTTACGACCCATTTCTTCTAGACTTTGGTCTTTGAACCAAGTGCGGACTTCTGCTAAGATCGGACATGCTTCACCCCACATCTCAACGCAAGGTACTTGGACTGTGACTGGTTTACTGTCTGCTTGACCTTTAACGCCAGCAAATGGTAAATTGATCATCGCTCTTTCT